CAATAACACCAGAGTTATTCCTGATGGAAACAACAACCTCAGCAGCACTACCACTTCTGATGTGGAGTATGTCAAAGATATCCGATGCAGCCATTGTTAGGTCGTCTGTTACAAAGACATAGAACCGTAGATGGCGAGTAATATCAGCAGAGGTATCAAATGCAGAGTTCTCAAGGAGATAAGTCCCTGAGCCATCAACACTTGCTATCTCAACCTGTGGAAGATAAGCTCCACGGAAGGGCATGGGGTTATTGGATAGTTTAGTTAATTGTGTGTAATGGAGAAAGGATAAAGCCCCTCCGCCATCAACGGATGTGCCATCAAAGTTTCCTTTGTCACCACTTTCAAAGTTTTCTTGGAATACCCAAGGATGAGCCATATTATTCTCCTAGTTGTGCGATATGAGACTTAATGCCACAAGAGGTACCCACTTTAGCTTCTCGCTTGCACTGCTTACCTGATGATGTGACAGCTTGGCAAGTGGATTGAGCCTCAATCGATTCTTCACTTTCGACACTTTCATACTGTTCTTTAAGTTCGGCACGTTTTTTCTCTAACTCACCTGCTCTGACTTTCATCTCCTGCATTGAGGGTTCACGACCAGGAAACATCTCATCAACTTCTTGATAAGAGAGATTAGCTAGAGGTGCCATAGTCATAGATTCGTAATCAATAAATTTACTTGATCCATCACCATCTGTGGGTCTGAAGGTATCTGTGTTGGCGATATCAGGATCTTCTTCTTCACGATCAGGCATCAATGCCCTTCGTGCGTCCTTCCACTGGAAGATAGCTCCATAGCCATCAACTGTTTTATGGACATTTCCTTTTTCATCAATGGAATGCTCTTTCCAGAACTTTTCCCATGCAGTGTGCTTACCAATGGAACCTGCTGGTGTATCCCACATTTCCTTTTGAGATGGCATAGCAGGGATGCCTTTACTTACATCACCATTAACCATAGCTTTTTCAAGTACGGTTAGTCTTTTTGCACACCGATCTCTTTGGCCCTCTTGTAAGGATGGAGGTGTAATCTTAGCAAGTCGTTCTTCTTCTTGCTTTAACTGCCTCTTGAAAGCATCCTTACCTTGAATCTTCTCCCATGCAACAGGATTATTCAGGGTATCCTTCATGTTGGATACCTGAGATTTCTGCTGAGATCTTTCGTTTAATGCTGCGTATCGAGTTCCCATATTAAGTTGCCTCCTTTTATGTTATGGGTTGCCTTTGGTTAGGTAATTAGTAACTGGGTAACTTTTTGTTCTTTTTAGTTTTAGGGTTATCCATACTGGGTTTAGGATTCCCAGGGTTACCAGGGTTACCTGACATCTTACCGAAAAAGGGGAGTTTATCTACCCATCCCTTTTCACTACCTCTATCCTCCCCAAAGCTAGAAGGTTGGAAAACACTCCCAGCCTGTCCAATAACAAAAGGATTTTTGGGGACTTTAGATTTAGATTTAGTGTTCTTCATTGGAAATTTACTTGGCATGGTAGCTCCTTATCTTTTCTTCTTTTTTCCACCCTTTTTGTAGTAGCATTTAGGCATAAATTCAACTCCTTTGGGAGGCTCCAAATAGGAACCCCCCAATTAAGATTATACTCAAGGACTATGATGAAACTGATCCATCAAGTTGTCCGGTTTCGCCGTCATTGTTAACACCATAGTTCTCAAACAACGCACAACTAGTTGTTCCGTTGATGTAAGTAACCTGACCATCTGTAGCCACCCTAATGGTGTTGAGCTTGATGGTTCCTGTGGTACCAGAGATAAGGGTGATAGCCACATCATTGGCATTGAGGTTCTCAAAATCGTTAGCTTCAATGTGCATACGGGTTGAAGCAGTTGTTACACATTCAATAGGAGATACGGCAAAATCACCATAGATCCGGTTATCAACAATTTTTGAGGACGCTGTACCAATAAGTTGGATCGCTGATTGAGCACCAGCATTTGCTGTTCCTTCAAGAACATTACCTTCAAGGGTCATGTAGTCAGCATTAGCATCAGTGACGATAAAATCGGCACACTGACCTCCGCTATCCGCAACGAGAGCTTGGCAGTTCTTCATTGTGAAATAAGCAGCATTAACATCAATGGGGCCTGTTAGTGCATCAATGCCTGTGGCATCAAAGTACAGGTTCTCAAAGGTGATATTAGCTGCATCAATGTCGATGTCTGCTCCGGTTGCAGTTGTGAAGTTGACTGTCGGCCTTGCTGTACCCTCTCCTAAGCCTAGAACGTGAACACCTGCAACATCAGCATCAATACCGGCTGCTGCTGTGACACTCTCTGAGTGACCTGGGAGGACAATAATAACGCCGTTAGCAGCTACCTTGTCGAAGGCAGTAGAAATACTGTCTACGGGCTGCTCTGCGTTGGTTCCATCGTTGTCAGAAGCTCCTGTTGAGGAGTCAACAAAAATAGGCTGTTGGAACATAGCCTTTAAAGGCATCTGTCCTGTTAAGGGGATACCTTTTACTCTCCGTACTGTAGCCATAAAATATTTCCTTTCAATATACTGGAGGGGGCCAAAAGGAAAATGACCCCCTCAGACGCTAGGTTTATGAGACTTGAGCACCCAAGATCCATCTCCAATCACCGTAACCCAAGGTATAAACTTGGTAGCCACGATATTTGGCAACGATCTCATCGAAAGCCTCTACACGGGCGAACTCCACAGGAACCTTATCAAACCATCTCAAAGATTCCTTCATTGAAGGGCCGTTCATTATGGCCCAGTTGTTGGTATCAGTCATCCTGACCCAATCTTTGACCTGGTAACGTCCAGCTTCAATGTTGATGTTCCCTTCCGCAGTGTCCAGACCTTTGGGTGTGCGGACGATCTCATCAGCACGATCCCTTAGATCCACAGGGACTAGAAGGCAATCGGGTACGTTATCATCAATAGGTTGTCCTGCTGCATCCTTGAATTTGCGGAACTGGGTGTAAGCAGCCCTCAAAGCCGTGGGGCTAAGGGCAGATGTCACCAAGTTATCAAATCCGGTGCCAGTGCTGACTCCATCCCTAGTTGTGGTATGGCTGTTAGAGCACAATGCCACACCTTCGGAATGGGAATAGAACTGGGTATCATTACTGAACATATTGTTAAAAATACGAGCAGCGTGTACCTGTCTACTTTGACGAGCACTTCGAGCAAGCAACTTGAAACGAGTTTCAATGATTCCGAACTGATCGAACTCAATCAGTAGTCTTTCGACCTGGACACCCTTCGCATATTCACGATGGGTGGCGGTCACATCATAAGACTGATCGGGTCCATCGTAGTCAATGGAACCATCAAATTCAGTGTAAAGGCCCATTGGACCCAAGCTAGACCATCTTTCGGTTAGCTGAGTTGGAGTCTCTACACTATAGAACTCAGGAATTCTATCTGTTTCCTGAGCATATTCCCCATCTGTGATTTCCCTAAATCTAGGGTCAAGCACATCGGGGAATCCAGCAGTAGTTAATGGATTAGCCATGATTCTCCTTTAGGGGTTTAAGCGATACTATTAAAAGCATGATCTGAAAAAGCACTCTTGAACTCAACAACTGGCTGAGAAGGATTGATAACATTGAGGCTTCCATGCGAAGCATTGGATTCATCAACATAAACTTCCCAAATAATAGAATGTCCTGTATCTGGAAGATCTGCTCCAGCACCAGGTACGCCATTCCATTGTTCAAAGTTAGTTGTTAGCTCCACACCCTGTAAACCAGGGGCGAAGGTTCTAAGGTAGGTATCATTCTGTGCTATGTCTGCATCAAAAGGCACAACAACGGCAGTGCTAGTGTTATCAGTGTGAGCATCAATAACACGAACAGCACCAATGTTGTTCCCTGATAGACCAACAAGATACCCTCCAACGAATTCAGAAGTACCGACATCGGTATCTGCTAGAGTAATACCTGCGCTCTCACCAGTAGGTTCTGTCATAATGACATTATCGGTAGTGCCATCAAAGTCAGTATCAGCAGCCGTACCACCACTTACCTTACCCCTAATTAACTGAAATGGGGAGTAAGTGGTTTTAACCATGACTTCAGCAGAGTCGGTGCCAGTTCCCTGAGTCGTGGAATAGGTTCCAGCCTCAAGGGTGACTCCAACGGCTTCGGTATAATCATTGACCGCAGCATCGGTGATTTCACCGTTTCCACCCAACGCTGCACGAACAACAATCTGACCTGCTGTAACTGTGGCACCAATCCTAAACCTTCTAACTAGAGCAGCAGAGGTACCTGTCATATCTCCTGCATATCTCATCTATTCTCCTTTAAGCTTTCGGATTAGTTTGCCCTCTTGGGAGCTATAGTGAAAGTATCCAGTGCAAATCCTAAGCGATTGAGAACATCCATCACAATCTGTGCGTTCTTTCCACATAGATTGAGGGATGTAACCAAGACGTTTTAGATCCACACCGTATTTTCTTTGACAATCTCCGCAAACTGAAACCGACTTTTCAAGGGCTACAAAGTCGTCCATCCAAACCGCACCAAAGGTACGCTCAGGTTTTTTGACCACCATATGGTCAGTGCTTTTAGTCCACTCAACAACTTGTTTGTTGTATTGTGATCTAACTGCCTTAATGTATTCAGACAGTTTGACACCACCCTGGTAGTGGCCCTTTATTTTTACAAGGGGTTCAGATTTTGGAGTGCTCCTATATCGGGGCATAATTTCAACACAAATGGATTAGAGGGGACACAATTATCCCACCTAAGTGCCTCCATTAGTGCCAGATCTATTGCCTCCAGATCTAGGCGGTATTTACGCTAAAAGGGCGGTATTAAGTCTCCTGCCTTGCCACCATCAGCCCATTCTGGTGATAGACAAAACGAACAGCCTTGACCGCCGTCAGCATCGTAAATAGTCTTATCCTGACCTGCTAGTGACGAAGCACCTGAAACTGCCTCTAGTTTCGGTTCGTACTTCCCACCTCTAGGTCGGGTTCTTATATCGTTAAAAGTCTCGCAAACGCTACACCTTACTTGGGAGCTTGCCCACTCATCTTCTGCTGGTGTACGTTTATATGATCTCAATAATTTGACTTCTCTACGGAAATTTAACTAAACTCTTATACCACGATCATTTTGATTTGTCAAGACGTTTCTTAGTTGGACAGTACTCAATCTTATGAAACCTGGGCGTAATATCATTACAAGATTCAAAATAATGGCATTTTAAGCAATGAACTTGGCATTTTCGTTCAATAAGCCTAGATCCACAATTAGGGCAAATGTGAGGGGGACTGTCCAAAACGAACTAACACACTTTTTTAGATAACACCATATTTCGGTGCCCTGAGAGGCTTACCTGCATCTAACCTAGATTGGTGCATCCCAGGATGAGCTTTTTCCAAGGACTCCCAGTATTTTTTATAGGGGTTATCCTGATAATCTTTGATCCCTCTAGCCTTTGTTTTATCAGCAGCTTCACGTTCATAGGGGAACAAGTGGACTGAGGGGTTAAATTGCTTAGTTGCCTGTTCAGCCGTTGGAGTTTCAGATCTTTGAGATGGCTCTACAAACTCTGTAACAGTGGACGCTGCTGTATCCTCAGCAGATCCTAACTCAGCTTTAGCCTCTAATGCAGCCTCCCTAAGAGCGTTAAGGTTGTAAGAAACCCCACCATAATCAACATTGGCAGGTTTATAGGTAGACATCCTCCAAGAATTGGATGCTATTTCTGCATACTTTTGCAGGGTTTTTTGAGCTACTGCTGAGTTGGGGTTGTTTAATTCAGGGGCTACTTCAGAGAGAAGTTGGTAAGCAGTTTGTAATTGCTGTTGGTCTACAGCTTGATGATACTGTTGAACCTGTTGGTTATGATTGTACTTACCTAAGACCTGATTGAAGGTATCTTGGATCACTCCATCATCACCCTGAAGGAAAGCCTCATTGAGCTTTTTGGCGTCATCCTTAGTAACAATACCCATATCAGGGGTCTGCTGTTGTTGCTGTCGGGCAGCTAGTTGCTGTTGCTGCTGTTGGTAAGCAGCAGCCTGTTGAGCAGCTTGTTGCTGCTGAAAAAGGGTCATTTGGGTTTTCAACTGCTGGTTCTCATTGTGCAGTCTTTTACCCTCCTCAGCAGATGCCTTGAACTTGTCCTCATAGTCAACAGAAGGCTGAGTAGACTCAGGATTTGTTTCTGTGATTGAAGTTTCATCGGTTCCAGCTTGAAGGGTTGCTTCAGGGGTCGCTGTCCCGTCAGGGGCCTCCTGATCTGGAGTTGGATTAGTTTCTTCTGCCATAAAAACCTCCTTAATGGCAATGGTTTAAGTGGAGGCTAACTTAGACTATTGCTTGTCTACATCAGCCCTTCTGTTACCTTGGCTCCGCAGCCAAGAACTTGTAAAAATTATTCTGGTGTAAACATGATCTCCATGTCATCCAGTTCTTTATCGCAACAATTTCTAGTCATTGGTGATTCATGTGGGACTTCAATTTGATGAATCCAAATAGTGTCACTTGCTAGTCCAATCATTGCTTCGTTAAAGTTATGCCACTTGATAGCTTCGCATATAATACAATTTGACTTATGATGCTTCGGGCAATGGATTGAGTGGACTTGCATGGTTATAATCAATGAAGGTCATACCCATCCCCATTTAGACCATTACGGATAACTTGTTCAATATCTTCATGTGTCCAACTGGAGGAAAGCTGGTCTAATTGGGACACAATGGTATCAAACCTTTTGAAGCCCTCTACAACACCCTGATGATAGCGGTGATCTTCTTGTGTGCTGAGTGCTTGCATAATCATTACTTTAAGGGCTTCCCCGAACAGTTTACCTTTAAGGATCTTCCAGCCCTCAGTATCTAACACCTGTCTGACAGCCAAGACTTCAGACTGAGAAAGTGAGGGTAGGTGCCACTCTTTGGGATCTAGGAAATTAGCCTCAATGACTTTGTTCAGACTCATCTAAATCAAATGCCTCATATAAAGCTATAGAATGGAGTACAAAATTAACAATCGCATTTGATTGTGAGGGTTTGAGTTTAACACCAGTGATTGTCGCAAAGGTTAGTATCCCCTCTAGTACTTTACGGTTTTTTAGCTTTTCAAGTAGTTGATCGACTTCCATTATGAGATATTAACGGCTTCTTCTTCTGGGGTTGTCTTAACGTCCTTAGTCGGTAAATCCGCTAGAGGATTTGATATTTCTTGAGGGAATGCTCCCTCGACTCCACCCATTCCAGGTAACGTACCTTGCATTCCAGGGATCATACCTTCCATTCCACCCATTCCTTGGGCTGCTTCAGGTGGTGCTCCTGGGGGCATTCCTTGCTGTTGCTGCATGGCCTGTTGTTGCATAGCTTGCTGTTGTTGTTGCTGTTGCATTGCTTGGGCTTGGAGTTGCTCTTCAGGCCATATCTCCTCAAAGTTCTTCTTCCCATGAGATTCGTATAATTGCTTGGCTAATGCCCTAACGGATTGAGGGATTTGCCCAATAAAAGGAATAGACATTAGGAATTGGGAAAGCATCATATTGGACTGTTGCTCAAATTGCCGATTGGGATTAAGCTGGAATGTGAAATCAACATCCTCATAGAACATCTGTCTGGAGATCATCTGCTTTTTGAATAGACCTGTTTCCTGGTTGAAGTACTTGAACTCCATCTCCTTGGGGGCGTTCTTTTGGTAGAGCAGGTGGACTTTTCTGAACATCTCCAAGAAGGGTTCTGCGAGGAGTGCAACCATCCTAGAGAAAGCTATATTGGATTGCTGGATCATCTGGTTCTGACCACGGAAGGTTCTAGGACTATTAGGGGTAAAGCTATTAGCACCCATTACATGGGAAGTAACTGATGAGTCTCTTTCTGCCCATCCTTGGATTTGCTGCATGATAGAGAGTTGAAATGATTTATCCCCTTGGAGTCTGGGCATTTGGATACCACCAGGGTTGAGGACTGGTATTCCAGCACCAGGACGAAGGGGGTTGAGGTCGGGCATGAGTCCGGTTTCTGAGGGACTGTAAAAGAAAAAGGGCATATTTTGAAGGGTTCCGAAATCCATCATCTGGTTGAACGCTGAGTTAATCAGGCGGTTCATGTGGATCATCCGGCTTGGGATTCCTTTGCCGTAGAAGTGGCGTGGTATTCTCACATAACGGTTATCAATGTGGGGTCTTTTACCATCAGGGTAAATACGTGAGAGTGGTACTATGCGAGCAATCTTCTTGGTGTCCCAAAAAAGAGTAACCTCAACATCTTCACCATAGCCTGATACTTCATCATCATCTGTAAGCTCCACCTTTTGATCTTGGGTATCCCCATCAGGCATAGTAACTGAACCTGGAAGTACCATCCTCATATAAAAGACTAGAACCCTTGCGGTTCTGTAATCGTTATCGGATTGGCTGATATTGTCACTATCCCTTTTGGTTAGGTCTTGTGGGGTAATATCACGCTCACTTAGTTGGGATCTAAGATCTTCATCTACATTCTCATACCCCATACGCTTACGTTGTTGGAGTTGTTCCCAGGATAAGAACAATTCCTCAAAGTACCACGGACATTCGGGGTATTGCAGGGACATCCCAGTTCCAGGTGCTACATATATACGAGATAGATCTGTGTGGTCGATACTGGGTCTGTTAAGGGGTTCAGCCACCAACTCCTCAACAATACGCTGTTCGACACCTACAGGTATATTAGTAGAAACCTTCTCACCCATGATATCCTCTGATATAGTCTCTGTTATAACTTTAGATTCAACAGATTGCTCTCGAACAAGCTGCATGGATCTATCCCATCTAACTTTGATGGCAGAGGTTCCGTCTAGTAGTGTGTCAAATAACCAATCATTTCCAACTCGTTTCAAGTTTAGGATCTTCTCCCAAACGTAATCAAAGTAGAACATACTAAGTTGTCTAGCAGATTCTAGGTCACCCTGCTCTGTTCCAACAACTTTAGGCTTGGAGGAAAGCATGGCATCAAAGAACTGAGCCATGAGTGTATCTTGAGTAATACGGGTTAGGGGTAGGAATAGATTGGAAGCTCTTGACCAGGGGAAGGTTTTGACTTCCTGATCGGGAATGGATAGGTACATCTTCCAATAGTCATTATGGAGTTGCTCCCAGTTCCCTTTCATCTGCTCACCCTGATCCACCATGCGGATTAACTTGGGGATGAGGGTATCTTCAATATAAGACGATGAGAGGGTTATTTTGGGGATTAGATTTTTAACAGGCATTTATGGTAGAATTTCACCTAATGGCTTTTATAAAAGACACAATAAGGGAAAACCTCTTATACCACGATGTTAATAAAAAGTCAAGGACTAATAACCAGTTGTCTCATCTTGCTCCGCATCATTTGAGGATCTGCGAGAGTCGTAAAGTTTTCTTAAATGCTCTGGGAGATGCTGTCTGCCACCATAGTTGCCCTGATGGTGCATATTGATTGGATAAGACTTCAAACCTTGGATAGCTAAAGCTAATGCGAAACAATGGTCATCGTGACCCGATCCCGCCTCTATCCGCCCTTTGTTTGTCCATTCTAATCTTTTCAATTCTTTTAGCGTGTCTCTATCATGGACAATTATGGCTCTGTCTGCTACTCCCTGCTTCATATCCCCTAGCATTATGGGTCTGGTGGAAATGGTAGTTCTCCAACCAACCTGGCGTGATCTTTTAGGTCTATCTGATAGAAAGTCTGTACGGTGGTAGAGCATCTCTCTTGGGTATTTCTTACCTAGATAGATAGCAACGTGCTGACCATATCCCATAACCTCTGGGACAATGTAGGCTACATTGTAGTATTGGCCTAGCATAGCAACTCTTTCAGCGAGTTCCTCTTCGCCTATGTACCCTTTAATGACAGCAACCTGTTCACCACCGTTGTCTAGGTCTAGGACAATGGCTACAGATTGATCTGGGTCTTTAGATTTATCCAAATCCAGTGTACCTTCAGCCACATCAATACCTATAACATAGCGGTGTGTAGGTTCTGGATCACGGTAGATGGTAAGGAAGTCACCCTTGGATTCCTCAAACTTGATGGTCTTTTCCCATCGTTCTATCTGATAGAGGTAACCCTGTCTACCATCCTCCAGGGGCATAAGATCCAGTTTGTCGTGGTCTAGGTAAGGCCGACCTGTGGTTACAAAGGCTTCTTCGGGGGTAGAGGGGTATTCCTGCCTAAAGATCTTGATATCATTTTGGCACTTGTTTTTAAGCGTCCACCTTCTCCATAGGAGTTGTTCATAGCTGAGTTGGTACCTTTTAACAAGTTCCTTCTCGTAGTCGTCTAGTGTAGTAGAGAAGTGGCTACGCTGCTCAGGATTCCTGAAATTCATTACATATTCAGGATCTTCAAACCAGCTTATAAAGAAGGGAATATAACCATTCCAGTTCTCATAGTCTAGGATCTCAATATCAGGCGCAGGTTCACCCTCCTTGCTAGACCACCTCAAACGGCAGTATTTCTCAGCATTATCCCAGTAAGGGTAGAAAAGCCCATCAAAGCCTTGAGCCGTTGATTCCATGATAACGGAAGTTTCCCTGGACTCACCAATGGATTGGAATAGGGCTACAGCCGTTTCAGTACCCTTTTCCCACTTAGCCACCTCTGATCCGTGTATGAATTGGGGTGTCATACCTGTTCCAGCTTGGGCATTACCAGCCGTTTCCACTACCATTAAGCCTTCTTGGTCTTTGAATTTGAGTCGATGCTTGGAGGGGACTCCAGCTTCAGGTTTGGATAGGGGGTAGTTATTCCAGAAGCGGTGTGTTATCCCAAAGATATACTCCGCAGTAGATTTATCGTGGGCAATAACAATACTATCAATACCCCTTTCTAGGGTTTCCTTGAGCATAACTGCTTCAATAAGGGTACTAATACCAGTTTTACGAGCTTTAAGAACAATGATACGAGTCGGTAGATCATTATCTTTACACCATCTATATAGTTTTAATAGTTTAACTTGGGGGGTTTTAAGGGGGGACATGAACCTGAGATTGCCATCCTTATCCTTAATCTTGAAATTTTTCTCCAAGTATTCTTGGATAGGTACTGAGGCCACCTCAACAGCACGTTTAAGATCGTCTTTATCAACCGACTTGAGTGTAGAGTTAAATTCTTGGAAGGTTTGAGGCATTTTACAGTAGGGTTAGCTCCATCACTTCGACTATTTTTTGGACAGCTTCAGCTAGGGAGGCGTTACCCCCATTGTAGACTACATGGGTGTGACCACAGGAATCACAGGTGATTTCATCTTCGTGACCACGGAATGCTAATGAAGCATGATAATCGGCTTCTGAAAGTAAGTCCTTAATCAACTCAGTTTCTTCATTCTTCTGCACTATGTTCATCAATTAGTCTATAGTATTCCGTTTCACTAGGGATATCTCCGTGATTATCCTGCATATACTTTAGAATAGCAGGGTGTACTCCCGATAAGTCTACGTGTAAGTGGTTATGCCGTTCTGTTTTTGATACAGCCTTATTAGGGTAAGCATCTAGGAGCTTTGCTGCCCCTTCAGCAGCCTTCAACCTCACATTATGATCTGGAAGCCCTGTATCTTCACCCCCAAATTGGGAGGTAGCATCCATAGCAGCTAAAATTGTATCCGCAATCTTGGTAGGTACCTTGGTATGATTCAAAAGGTACTGTAATTGTGTTTGTACTGAAGGCAATGCCTTGAGCCATGTAAGTGTACTACGAGCATTTCTATTATTTTTAGGATTATAGGCATGGTAGACAGCCTCATAAGGATCTCCAGACTCTACATACTTCTCTACGAACTCATTTTGGCGTAGGGTAAGACCATTTTCAAACTTTCCACGACTTTTACGCTCAGTTTTTGGCTCTGTAACTTTTTTTGTGGTCATTTTAGGGGTTTAAGAGGTTTATCAGTTAGCTTTTCAATATGGGCGTGTTGGTTAATTACATCCCAACCTTTTTCTACCATATCTCGTACTAGCCATTTTTCAATCGATGCCAAAAAATCGTGAGCTTGACCCTCTGAAACGTCATAACGACCTCTCACATCTTCAATCGCCCACCATACATTAGCAAATTTAGGTTTTTCCATTACTTTAAGGGCAGGTATACCACATTTTGGGGGTAAAAGTCAATGTCAAAGATAAAAGGCACCCACCGTGGGGGATAGCGAGTGCCCAAATCAGCCGATTTTAGAGGGAAGGAGGAGCATTCCTTATACCACACTCCTCACGCTGTGTCAATGGGAATTTTCAGCCAGATTTTTATATTTTTTTATTTTTTTACCCATAATAAGTTGTATTTTATGTAGAAATAAAGCTACACTGACAAGGACACAAAGGAACGGGACTCCTATCGTTAAGTCGATTTGATATTTATTTAATCAAGATTAAGG